TTCTCGAGCAACATCTTTGCTCATCACCGCGGTATATTCTAAACTTCCAAATATACCTTCCCATGCAGCCGCGAAACTTTTGCCTTTGGCCATCTCGGCTGCGATATAATCCTTAGTACCATCCTGTCGTAATTGACCAACGATGGTTTCTGGACCCATATTTAAAGCCCGAATAGCACTAGGATAGAGACTATTAATGTCAAGAGAGCCAATCCACTCATGTATACCTTTCTTTGGATAAGCAACATACGCACCTGCTGCTTGTGTTTCTGTATGCTCTTCAGCTTTCTTTCTATTAGGAACAATCATTCCTCTTCGATGAGCTTCGTTGATGATCGCCTGCTCAGTTACTGCAACTGCACCCATAGTGGTTGCTAACAGCACTGTGTTTTCGTGTGCAATCTTATTAGCGAGGTCTAAGAATTTAAGTTTTTTATCTAGTTTGTCCAACAACGCACAGTCTTGCCTGTTGTACTCAATGAATCGTTTAAAGTCATTGTTATACAACTGATCCAATGTGCCCTCGTAGACTGTTTTATTCTCACCAATCTCCATTTCACCGATGGCATCTAATCGATAAGTGTGTCGTTCTTCATAGGTGTACTTGCGATACAATTCAAGACTGTCCAAGTGTACACGACCGATAAGGTCATATGTTATCGCAGTCTTGCCGTACTTTTCATACTCACGTTTTTTAGGATACTGTCCCCATAGACAAAATCTACGTGTGTCATCTTTGCTTAAGACTTTCACAACACGATTTACAGTATAGGGAATATCGAAACCTTCCGAGTTCCATCCACTTAACACATCTGCGTCTTCGATCAAGTTTAAGAATGTATCCAACATGTCTGCTTCGTTGTCAAACAGCATGGTATTAGGGAAGTCTTCAACGTGTCGCTTGGCTTCTTCCATAGACAAGGTCTTAGGCGGAATAGCTAGACATATCATGGTCTCCATCCATTGCAGATACACAGCAATAGCAGTAATTGGCATGAACGCATCTTCTGGTGATGCGTAGCCACGTTCTGGATCGAAGTCTACTTCAATATCAAAGAATGCTATGTTGAGTTTGGGTGCGTCTACATTAAGATATTGATCTTCAAGACATCGATAGATAGGATTGATGTCTGATTCATATAATTTTTTATTGCTGTGTATAGCCAGCTCTTTGCGATGCTCTTTAACGTTTCTACTTGATACTCGTGTTAAAGGTTCGCCTTTGATTGATTGAAACTTGCCGCGGGGGTCTTGATAATAAAATAGATGTTTAGCAGGATATTCTTTGTAATGTCGTTGACCTTTGTCATCACGTTCAACCACATTGATTACATCCTGCTCTCTATCATAGAAAGCGTCTACATAACTCAATTTATTCTCCTATGCAATTTACGGCTTGCAAATACCAATTGTGCGGTTTATGGCCACGCCTACCTTCTACGATATATTTATAGCATCCTGATAAGGCCAACAGTATCTATGGTTGTTAACAAGATATAGTTAGCCAACATGCCAAACGATTTCCGAGTATAACTAGCCCAAGCATACATGGCACAACCAGTAATCCAAATAGGATAGAGTACCAATAGAGGCGGATTTGGAACAGTTGCTGCCATAGTAATTGCGCAACCAATCGAGATTGCCCAAGCCAGGACTTCAACGCAGAATCTAAACTTATTTGATTGCCAGTCATCTCGTATCCAGTCAAAAGTGGGTTTTAACAGTTCAATCATTCAGGAAGTCTTTTAGTGACACCGAGAATCATTTCAATGTCATTCCATTCTTGTTCGTGGTCTTTCCAGTTATCTTTGTGTGCGATCTTAATTGCTTTGTTGATGATGCTGGGTTTAATTTGTAGTTCTTCTGCGACAGCTTTGACAGTTTCTTTGAGACCCTCTTGGAGATCTTCTAACTCACGTAATACATTTGAGCCTTCGTTGATTAATCGCTCTAGTTTTGCTTTTTCTTCCGGACCATACATTCTTGTAGACATAAATTATCTCCTATAGAACTATTATATAGTCATAAAAAAAGCCAGTCAACCTATGACTGGCTTTTGTTTACCAAACGTAAACTGATTAGTAACCTTTGGTTGTTCCAACTTGCGACAAGAACAGTAATGCTAACAACCCCGGAATAATTAACCAAGCCGGGCCACCAAAGAATCCAGCGATCATTGCAGCAGTTCCACCTAATGCACCAGTTAGGCTAACAAGTTTTTCACCTAATGTTGCACTCTTATCCCATGCGTCTACACTACCAATAGTTCCCATACCGCTCTTTGGATCTACTTTCTTCTGACCAAAGAAATCACCAACTTTCTTTCCTGCATCTTTAATCATATCCATTGGACCTTCTTCAATGGATTCACTTGCAGCTTCTGGTTTAGCACCCAATGCCTTAGCCACTGCTTTAATATTTGCTAATGTAAAATCGTCTGATGAAACTTCTGATTTGCCTAATACCTTTTCTGCGGTTGCCTTCATCTTAGACTTTTCTTCGTCCGAAAGTTTCGATGCCATTTTAGACATCAAGACATTTTTAACTTTCTCAATCATGCCCTCAGTTAATTGGGCTCTACCTTCATTGACTTTTTTTTTACCTTCGCTCAGTACATCGTACATTTCAAATACGCCACCATTGCGTTCGTAGATTAATCCTGCATATAGAGAGGCTTTAGTACCTTCGCCTAACTTGCTGATAGCCACACGCTCGGCCCAGTTGAACAATGCTTTATCAGTAGGATCAATTTGTTGTTGACCTCCGCTTTCTTGTACTAGACGTACCATTTCTTTGAATGTTAATTTTGGTTCAAATGATTCTGCCATAACTTTTTTACGGCTAGCAAATGACTCATCTTTCTTAGATTTTTCTTCTTTCTCGGCAGTCTTGCCACTGTAGTTTTTGCCGCCGGTATGTTTAATACCTGTTGCTGTTTTTTCAATAGTTCCGCCTGTAGAAGACTTTTTCTTATCTCCTACTTTCATCTCGTCGGATTCTTTAACATCATCGTCTTTCTTAGCAAAAGGATTTACACCTTTCTTTGGACCGCCCTTCTTATCAGCAACCGCTTTCTTCATTGGCTCTTTCTTGTCGCCGTCTTTGTCCATGTCTAAGAAGTCTGGCTTAGAGCCTTCTTCCATTTTCTTTTTCTTTTTGTCAGCTTCTGCTTTCTTAGCTTCAACCATCTTAGCAAACTTGCCGCCAAAAGCTTCTGTATCTATAGATTCTTTTTTAGCTTTCTTAGCCTTAGGTGCGTCATCTTCGTCGTCCTTCGGTGCTTTGTCGCCGCCATAGTTCTTACCAGCTGTATGCTTGATACCAGTCTTGGTCTTTTCGATAGTTCCACCTGTAGATGATGCTTTCTTATCACCTACTTTCATTTCTTCTTTAACGTCTTCTTCAGCCTTTTTCTTAGCTTCTGCAACGTAGCTAGTACGACCACTTAGAACACGTAATTGTGCATCTTCGTTAAGCTGTACAGCTTTATCTAATACTGGTGCAGCGGGAGTCTTTGGGGGTGCTTCCATGCTGTCTAGTTTGCTGATGAGTGTTTTAAAATCCATTATTATCTTCCTTAGTGTGTTTCTATCAACAGTCGTGTTGACTAAACCCGTATATTATTTATCTTCGTTTGATACTTCCGCCAGTTAACAAGTTAACACCCTTTAGATCGAGCGCATTTTTTGCTGTACCGTTCTTGTTTTTTAGAGTTTTTCCGGGCGTGTTTTGATATACTGCGCCCACAGATACATTGCCAGCACTTGTAGCGCCTGCTGTTGCTGATTCTAAAATTTCACTTATTTTCATACTATTATTTATTCTTCTTAGCACGGCCTGCTTTCATGTTAGCTAGCCAGTGTGCCATCCGCTGTTTCTCGCCCGATGAATTTTTAGCAGTTTTACGTAGATCACTAACACTGGCCTTGGTATTAACTCCTGAACGTTTAGCTAGTCCTTTGCGTCCAGGTTTCTTACCATCTGCAAAGTTTTCTTTCGCTACACTGCTTTTGGGCATATGATCTCTGCCGTAGCTAATACGACTACCGATGATGGTTTCTAAGGCTACGTGAAGTGCGGATCCAGACAAATGATTTCTCAACCATTTTTCTGCTAAGTTGTTGATAATCTTTTCATTAGCATGTACACGCCCGCTGCCTTTGGTCTTATCATGCACATATGCATGATATGCTTCGTGGACAGCCACAGCAACATCTTTAGCAGCTTTGCTGTCTAAGTTGGGAATATTAATACTGCCGCCAGTTCCTGATTCTTCGGTGTCTCTAAACATCGGCGATTCGTTGCTTTGGTACACGTAATACATACCGGGTTCAACA